GAACGTCCGTATTGCCCAAAGGATGGAGAAGACGGGCGGGGTTGTCGACTTCACCACCGAACGCTGGCAGAACATGGTCGGCGAGATCAAGCGCATGCGCAGCTCGCTGATTCAGGGCGTTGGCAGTCAGCTGGGAGGCCTCTCGGACGACATCGTTGAGAACACCATCAACGCCACGGTGAAGGCTCTCTCGAATGCAGTCCCAGTGGAGATCAACTTTGCGGCCCCGAGTGTCGCGACTGTGCAGGAGCTCGCTCGCGAGACGCCCTTCGGCGGGGTCGACATGGCGACCGACCTGCTGCAGTGGTTCGTGGATCTGGAGGAAGCCGATCTCAGGCGCATCTCGGGTGCTGTGAAGGCAGGCATGGTGCAGGGAGAGGGCACTCCCGAGATCATCAACCGCGTGATGAAGGCACAGGAGCTCACACGGCAGAACGCGGACGCGATCGCCCGCACGATGGTCAACCACGCCAGCAACACGGCCCGCACCGAGGTGTTCGTCGAGAATGCGGACGTGATTCAGGCCCTGATGGCTGTCGCCACGCTCGATGGACGCACGAGCCCGATCTGCCGGGCCCGGGACGGGCACTACGACGCCCTGATCGTGGGCGGGGACATGGAGAACGTGCCGCATCCGCGGATTGAAGGCTCGCCGAGGCGCCCTCCCTTCCATCCTCGCTGCCGGACGGTCATGATCGCCAAGCTGGACGGGGATGGGATCGAGGCCATGATGCCGGACCGCCCGTTCGTGCGGGACAAACGGACCCGGAGGATGCGGGAGAAGGACTTTCGGGCTGAGGCGAAGGCCGAACTCGGCAAGGGGGCTTGGTCCCAGCTGTCTGTCGATGAGCGGAACGCCCTCATCAAGAGCCGCCGGCAGCAGTGGGTGGCTGAGAACGTCGGGACCCTGCCCGGGGACACCACGTACGACGCTTGGTTGCGCAAGCAGCCGAAGTCCTTTCAGGATGACGTCCTTGGGCCCACTCGCGGCGATCTGTTCCGCAACGGGCTGGCGATGGACCAGTACGTCGATCTGCACGGGCGCCAGCTGACGATCGCTGAGCTGAAGGCCAAGTACGGCACGACAGACGACATTCGGGCCATGCACCAGAAGAATCTGGAGATCGCACGCCTCCGCGAGGCGAACACGGCCAAGATCGCGCGGCTGAACGAGAAAGTGAAGGCGGCACAGGCCGAAGAGGCTGTGCGCCTGCGGGCAGAGGCCGACACCAAGATCGCCAAGCTGAACGACGAGGTCGCCGCGGCCAAAACTGACGTCCAGCGGGCGGAAGCCGAGGCCAAGATCAAGCGGCTGAATGCAGAGGTCCAGCAGGCCCAGATCACCGAGAAGGCCCGCCTGCGCACTGAGGCCGACGCCAAGATCGCGAAGCTGAATGCAGAGGTGCAGGGCTCGCAGGCTGAAATCGCCCGTCAGGCTGAGCTGAGCCGCCTGAAGGCGCTCAAGGAGACGCGCGCGCCTCAGGACCTGCTCGACGAGAAGGAGCTGTGGGATCGCGACCTCATGCACCGGCGCTACGTGGCAGATCAAGCGGTCCGTGAGGACTTGATGACCGTCGACACCCCAACTGAGTCCGACTGGGAGTTCCAGCGGAATCGGCGTGTGGAGATGGATCAGCGCCGGCAGGCCTACATCGAGCGCCACAGGCCGGAGCTGGAGGCAGATCTCGCAGAACGAGTCCAGCGGGCCGGTTTGATTGACCCGCTTGAGGATGAGGCCTTCGTGCGTTCCCTGTCCCCCGCGCAGCAGGACATGCTGCTGACTGGGGAGACGGCGGACCTTTTCCGGGCTGGCTTCCAGCTGGACAGGCTCATAGAGCACGATCCCGTACGTGGGCTGGTCTCCAAGAGCAACTTCGAGCTGCGGCAGCGCTACGCGCGCGTCGTCAGGCAGCCCGGCACAGGCTGGACGCCCGAAATGCAGGACGTTTGGCAGCTGCGGGCCACGGCTGACGACATTGACGCCATCCGCACGTGGGCAGGGCAGGATGCGGCGATCTCCACCCTCCAGAACCCCAAGACGAAACGGCCGCAGCACGGCTACAAGAATCTCTCGAAGCCGAAGAAGTACCAGCCCAAGTACGCACCGGAGGTCGCGCTGGAGCACCTGAATCAGGCCCTCAGCACCATGCCGGTCTACGATGGCGAGGTCTACCGAGGCGTCGGGATGTGGGCAGACGACTTGGACGCACTCTTGGAGGCCGGGAGCTTCGAGCTGCCTCACCACAGCTCCGCGTCAGTCGAGCTCCAGACAGCTCACATGTTTGCTGGCTCGTCTCAGTCGAAGATGCAGATCTATAACAAGCGCGACGACGGAAGGCGCGTGGTCTACGTCATCAAGAAGCAGCACAACTCGCGCCTGATCATGGACTACGCCCTGCAGGACGAGTCGGAAGCGCTGCTGATGAAGGGGACCAAGTACCGGATGACCAAGCCGGCGGACATCACCCCGGATGGGACGTACGTCTTGGAGTTGGAAGAGGTCGATCACCTGCCGGCGCCCGCTCCCAAGAAGCCGAAGGATCCTGCCCCCAAGAAGCCGAAGGTCGATGTCGAGAAGAAGGCTGCGGCCACGCTCGAAGCGGCTCGCGTCAAGGCAGCCAAAATCGAGGCCGCTGCACAGAAGAAGGCTGAGGCCACGCTCGAAGCGGCTCGCGTTCAGGCTGAAAAGCTCGAAGCGGCGCGCATCGAAGCCGCCAAGGCAGCCAAGGTCGAAGCTGCGCGAGTCAAGGAGGCGGCTCGCGTTCAGGCGGCCAAGGTCGAAGCGGCTCGCGTTCAGGCGGCCAAGGTTGAGGCGGCCAAGGTCAGGGCAGCCAAGGTCGAAGCCAAGGCCAAGGCCAAGGCCGAACTGGAGAAGCAGAAGGCCATCGCCGCGGCCAAGCGCAAAGAGTTCGACGACTACACGAAGAAGGTCGCGGCCGAGAAGGCCGAGAAGGCGCGCATCAAGGCCGAGAAGGCCGAAGCGGCTCGCCTCAAGAAGGAGCCGGCGAAGCCGGTCGAAGTTCGGCCCACTGTGGCTGCCAACCCCGCTCAGGATGTGTTGGACGAAAAAGAGCTGTGGTCAGACGATCTGGAAGGGAAGCGGGCCAAGGCCGATCAGCAGCTGCGCAACGGCCTCAAGACCACGGAGACCCCGAAGACCTCTGATTGGCAGGCCCAGCTCGACCGGCAGTCGAACATCGACGCGCGCCGTGCGGCCTACATGGAGCGCAACCGAACCTCACTTGAGAAGTCCCTCGACGAGCGCATTCGAGCGAAGGGGAAGAAGTTCAATCCCCTGTTCGATGAGGACTTCATGCGAGAGCTCCCCGGAGCGGAGCAGGATCTCCTGTTGGGCCCGATTGCTGGTGACGTTTTCCGTCTTGGTGTCCCACTTGACGATCTGGTTGAGGATGTGCCCGGCGGGGGGCTCCGTGTTATTTCACAGGAAGACCTGCTCCTGAGACACCCGCAGTCGGCTCGCACACCCGGGCGCGGGTGGAACCCTGCGCAACAGGACACGTGGACCGGGTTGGCCCCGAAGAAGTACAAAGAAGCGATCATGACGTGGACGGACCACGATGCCGTGCTGAGCACGCTGCAGAACCCGAACACCACGAGGCCGCAGACGGCCTACAAAACGACTGACTTCAACCTCTACAAGCCCAAGGTCCCACCCAAGCAGGCACTGGAGCACCTGAATGAGGCGCTCAGTACCATGCCGGTGTATGACGGGGTCGTTTACCGAGGAGTCGGATTGAGGGCGGACCAGATTAAGCTGTTGACCAAGCAGGGCGCCCACTTCTCCCTGCCGGCGCACAGCTCATCCTCGACCAGCCTGATGGTAGCACGCGATTTCGCGAACGATGCCGCCCAGAAGATCGGGAAGAAGGGTGAGCAGGTTGTCTTCCACGTCGCCAAGCAGCACAACGGGCGCATGATCATGGCCCAGTCGACGATCGAGGAGGAATACGAGGTCCTGCTGATGCAGGGGACCAAGTACAAGGTCACGGGCTACCAGAAGGTGAAGGGGATCCACACCTTCACCGGGGAAGAGGTTGACGGGGACTAGGTGTTTGCCCCATACTGACTACACAGAGGAGGCCCACGATGCCGATCAGCGAGGAAATGCGAAAGATTCTTGAGGCGCCAGCAAAGCCGCTGTCGCCCGAGATGGCCGAGAGAGTCGACCAGCACATGGACGATTCGCTCATTCTGTTGGTGGATGACAAGCCCGTGAAGGGCAAAACTGAGGAGGCGTGAAGCCATGTTCGAGTTCAAGCCGGTTTTGGACAGCATCGAGGGCGTTCCCGTGGATTTCCGCGGCCTGTACGCCGAGAAGGACGGCAAGTTCGTCCTGCGCGCCGAGGATCCGGGCGTGAAGTCCGCGGTCAGCGCGATTCAGGGCCTGCAGGGGGCGCTGGCGAAGTCGCGCGACGAAGTCCGTACGATCTCGAAGAAGGTCGTCGATCTGTCCGCCCTGAGCACCTACGGCTCGACGCCCGAGGAGATCGCGCAGGGTATCGAGAAGGTGATCGCCGAGGCGACCAAGGGCAAGAAGGGTCCCGAAGAGCTCCAGCAGGCTGTGCAGGCCGCCCAGCGGGCGATGGCCGAGGCACACCAGAAGGAAATCAAGGGGCTGCAGGACCGTACCGGCTTCCTGACGGGCCACCTGAACACGCACCTGTTCACGAGCGAGGCGCGCGCGGCGCTCGCCGAGGCCGGCGCCGTGAACGCGGACCTCGTGCTGCCGTTCTTGGAGCGGCAGGTGCAGGTCGCCGAGGAGAATGGCCGTTTCGTTGTGCAGGTCAAGGGTCCGGACGGCAACCCCCGCTATTCGGGCGTTGGGACCGGTCCGATGACCATCAAGGAGCTTGTGGGCGAGATGCGCACGCAGGAGCAGTTCCTGCCCTTCTTCAAGAGCGACAAGCCCAGTGGGGGCGGGACCCCCTCGGGTGGGCGTCCGACGCCCAGTGGGCGCAAGGTTGAGGACATGAGCCCGCGGGAGAAGATCACCGCGGGGCTGGCGGCTCGTCAGCGCGGGTAAACTTGACGCCAGCTTGGCGCTTGGCTAGACTGAGGACCAGACTCTGCCCACCGAGGGTGATCCAAGGTTCGGGCGACCCGCTGCGTGACGCAGTGCTCGTGTTGTGAACTGAGGTTTTACCCAACTGAGGAGGGCCACGAAATGGCTTCCGTAACTCTGGCGGAAAGCGCCAAGCTGGCGCAGGACATGCTCGTCGCGGGCGTCATCGAGGACGTCATCACTGTCAACCAGATCTTCGAGGTGTTCCCGTTCGACGGCATCTCGGGCAACGCGCTCGCCTACAACCGTGAGAACGTGCTGGGCGGCGTCGGCCTGACCGGCATCGGCACGGTTCTGGGCTCGGGCGATGCGAACCCGCTGACCAGCGGTTCGGCCGAGGCCAAGAACGCTGCCACCTTCACGCAGTACACCAGCGGCCTGACCACGATCATCGGCGACGCCGAAGTGAACGGTCTGATTCAGGCCACCCGGAGCTCGGACGGCAACGACCAGACCGCGATTCAGGTCGCCAGCAAGGCCAAGCACTGCGGGCGCCTGTACCAGTGGCTGATGGTCAACGGCAACAGCGGCACGGCGAACCAGTTCGATGGTCTGCTCCTGCTGTGCGCGTCGGGTCAGAAGACGACCCCGGCGACGGACGGCAGCGCGCTGTCGCTCGCGATCCTCGATGAGCTGCTGGACCTCGTGACCGCGAAGGACGGCAACGCCGACTACATCATGATGAACTCCCGCGAACGTCGGGCCTATCGCGCGCTGCTGCGTGCGCTGGGTGGCGCCGCCATCATGGAAGTCGTCGAAATGCCGAGCGGTGCCAAGGTCATGTCGTACTCGGAGGTCCCGGTCTTCAAGAACGACTACATTCCGATCAACCAGACCTACGGCAACGCGACCAACGCGAGCTCGGTCATCTGCGGTACGTTCGACGACGGTTCGCGCTGCTGCGGCGTCGCCGGCCTGACCGCCGAGGAAGCCGCGGGCATCGTGGTCGAGGACGTGGGCACCTCGGAGACCAAGGACGAGCGGATCACGCGCGTCAAGTGGTACTCGGGCATGGCCCTGTTCACCGAGAAGGGTCTGGCCGTCGCGCCGGGCGTCATCCCCGCCTAATCGTGGGGGAATCAACCTCTGGGGAGCCTTCGGGCTCCCCAGACACCACCTGACCGGGAGGTCCGCAAGTGGCTCTCTATCTCCTGAAAAACCTCACGGCCAAGACGGTCAAGAGCGCCAATGCGCTGATTGTCTCGGCCGAGAGTGCGGCCCTCGCGAAGACCTTCGCGACGGCCTACTTCAACGGCGATTCCAGCTGGGCAGGCTCCACTTCGGTGGCCCTGACCGAAGGAACGCTCGACGACAGTGCCAGCATGCTGGGCTACAAGTGGACGATCTCGATCCGCGGTGCCGCGGCGCAGTCGGCCAACCCCCTGCTGGAGGCTGTGGTCACGGGTTCCGGCACGGACGATCTGGATGCGCTCGCTGCGAAGCTGGTCACGGCGCTCAACGCCCTGCCCCTGATCGCGAACGCCGCGTACGCCGCGCCGAACCTGACCCTGTCTTCGATCGCGGACGGGCTCGGTGATGGCACGGTCACGGTCAAGGTGACGTCGCCCAGCGGTGACACCAGCGTGGACCTGTCTTCGCTGTTCACCGGCGCGATCACCCACGAGGGTATCGCGGCTGCGGCGCTCGTCGTGGCTCTGAAGGCCGACACCGTCGCCGTGCCGGTGGTGCTGGCCGAAGTGAAGGTCTGATCAATGGAAGCCGTCACCAAGACTCTGTTCCTGACTGGCGGCCGGAAGGGCCAGACGGTCGTTCTGAACGGTCACTCGTTTGTGAACGGTCGTCTGGAGCTCTCCGGTGACCCGGCGGCCATCGAGAAGACGATCCGCTACCTGAACGTCTACTACCAGACGGAGGTCCTCGACGATGGGGAGCGTCATCCTGAGACCCCTGCCGACGGGCCGCCGGTTCCGGCAGTGGTCGGCGACGTGGAGCCCTCTGGGGCAGGGCCTGCCGAGGTACCCACAGAAGACGGGGGCGGACATGACACCCCTGACGCCGGTGGACCCGAACTTCCTGCCGCGAGGCACGGACACCCGGGCACCGGGATCAAAGAAGCGCTGAGCATGCTCGATGTGCTCGACGACAGCCACTGGACGACCGAGGGCCTGCCTCGGGTCGACGTGGTGGCGGAACTCACGGGCCAAGACGTTACACGTCACATCATCACGAAAGTGGCACCCCACTTCCGTCGGGAGGTCTAGTCCAATGGCGGCAGCAGTCTATCTGGTCTACAGGGCCACACATACGAAGGTCATCGACGGCATTCGGGCGATGGTCATCAATGCCGATGACGGCCACACGACGGCGCAGATCAGTGCCGAAGCCGCGGTGGTGGCAGCCGCGCTCGGGCATGACCTGCCGAGCGACTACTTCGAGTCGAAGGTGGCGCTGGCGACGGTGGATGCGGATCACGATGCGATCCTCATCATCCCCACCGGGGTCCAGACCAGCATCGCGTAGTCCAACAGGGGCGGCGCCGGTCGCCCCACCCCTTCCTTTTGGAGGTCCGTCGTGGCTGCCGAGTGGAACAAGACGGTCAAGCGCGGGGATCACATGCTGATCCAGTTCCTGTTCACGAACGCGGACGGGACGCCCAAGTCGATGACCGGGTACACGTTCTGGTACACGGCCAAGCCGGCGATCGACGCGGACGTGACCGACGCCGCGGCGCTGATCTCGCTCGATCCGGCTGACTTCACGCTCGACGACGTGAACGGGACCGACGATCGCCTGACTGGGCTCGTGACCGAGGCGATGACGGCCGCTATCGTGCCGGGAACGCTCGTCCATGACCTGAAAGTGAAGGTTGGGGGCCGTGTGTCGACATGGCTCGATGGCCAGCTGGTTGTCGAGGGTGATGTCTCGCGGAGGGCCGTCTAATGGACATCATCAACCAGACTTACGTGATCAAGGTCATCGACCAAGACACAGTCGAAGTCACGGTGAATGACGACGTGGTCCACGTGACGGTGCCTGCCT